GGCACTAACAGACGAAGCTAAAGTAGTGTCTTTGTTTGGATCACGCCAACACCTGTAGTACTCTATCCTTTTTTTATCCTTATCAAAACAGGCATGCCCTATGTAAGTTATAGTATCGCTGGCTTCAGCACGTACCCTAGCAGAGAAGAAATAATAGCGATCAACATCTACAGGTATCAGGTAATCTTCGTCCAGAACCGTCCATTTCATTGTACTCAGACTGAAAGCTGGACCTCCTCCATAACCTCCAGTATGTTCATAGGTCAGATTGGACCAACCAACGTTGCTGCCTTCTTCGGCAGATCCATTGAACACAAGACTACCACGTCCAGTAGGGGTCGCATAATCACTTGGCTTCCCGGCTCCAGTTACCGTGCTCCAATCAACGGAACTTCCCACCTCCAAGGTGCCCTTGATCCTAAGATCCGTCCCGTTCCAATGGAGCTTGGGGTCGGTGCTCCCACCGGCCTGGATGGTGCCGTTTTCAAGATCAATGAGCATCCCAGAGTTGGCCCCCCAATCCGGGGAGGCGAGCTTCCCGGCCGTTAGTGTCCCGGAGACTACCGCCGAGACCACAGACAGATCGAATGTCTTAATATGCTGAGCCGTGACCGAATTGTAGGCAATATCGGACTCGCCCACCTTGAGCGTGGCGGCGCTCACCACACTCGACCACGGCCCCTGGTTGCCAGAGGTGTCCACGGCCCGCACCCGATAGTAATAGGTGGTGTCTACATCCAGCTGGGTATCGGCAAAATAGGTGGCCTTGACGGTCCCAGCCGTCACCTCCTCGCCAGCGAAAGACCCCGTCTCGGACCGTTGCACCTCGTAGTGGGCCACGTCTTTATCGGCAACCGCGTTCCACGCAAGGCCCATCACCTTGAATCCGGGGACGATGTAGTTCTGCGCAGGCCAGGTGACTTGTTCCGGCGGGTCGGAATCCAGCGCCGCCGTGATGGTGGCGGAAACGCCCCAGGCAGAACGGGCAAGGCCGGAATCCACCGCACGGACTTCCACGTGGTAGGCCACGCCGGGCTCCACAGAGTCCCAAAAATACTGCGTGTCCTTGGTGGCATAGACGGACGTAGGAAATCCCGTGATCTCCTTTACGAGCTTGATCTCATATCCGACCCAATCCGGGTCCAGCTCGGCATTGTCGTCCCAGGTGGCCCGCAGCCAGACGTACTGATTGCCGTCCTCGGCCACCCGCACACCCGTGGAAAGGGCGATGTTCTGCGGTACAGGGAGCCCGGAAAGGCTGGTGTTGATGGCAACGTCCGTCCAGGCGGCATTGACGGAATAGACTCCGAAGCGGTCCACCGCCTTGATCCAGTACCGACGTGTGCCGTCCAGGTTCTCAGTGAACGGGATGAGTACGCTGGTTCCCGTTGCCTGCTCCACCACCACGGAAGCGCTGTCCCAATCGGGCACATCCCCCATGCGGATCTCGTAATGGGAAAGGCTCGGATCTTCCACCGGCCCCCACGCGAGCTTCACCTGCCGGGAGGCGGGAAGATAGGTGCCGGAAAAGCTCGTCACATCCGGCGGCGGATCGTCGATTCCCTGGGTCGTATAGGTGTAGTCGGACCACGGCCCCCGCTTGCCGTCCGGGTAAACTGCCCGGACCCTGAAGGAGATCTCACCACCCAAGGGTGCCGGGATCTCCACCAGGGTTCCCGTGGTGGTGACGGTCTTGGTTTCGGTGTCCGTGGAATACTCCACGATGTAATGCTCAGCGTCCAAGATCCCGTTCCAAGAGGCGATCACGAGTCGCCCTTCCACGCCAGGGGCCGGAGAGTACTTTGTCTCGGTGCATTGGAGGCCGCTCGGAGCCTGAATGGTGAACGGATTCTGCGTGTAGGGCTCCTGATCGAAGAGGATGCCCTGATCCACGGCCGCGTATTTCCCCTCGTCGTATTTCACGGCCGAGATGGTGAACTCCACCTCGCTTTTCTCGGCGATACCGACGATCCGCCACTTGGTGGTGGGGATCTCGGCCTTCTCGATCACCCAAACGGCCTTTTCAACGGGCAGCGCACCGGAGATGGAGGGCGTGAAGGCAACGGTATCCGTCTCACCGGCTGCGCTCGTGATGGTGGCCTCGTGGATCGTCCCATCAGGAAGCATCGCCTTGAAAGTGTAGGTGACACCACCTTCCAGATACACGGTTCGGTCGAGCGTCGCCTGGTCGCTTGTGCAGGATACAAGCCTTCCGCCATAAACAGCCCCGGCGGCTCTGTCGTTGTCAGCGATTTCGATGACCTTGCCTGGGCCCAAGCCATAAACACCATCCAACCCGCAGGTGAAGGACACGGCCTCTGAGAGTTTTGCAGTCTCGATCCACATGCGCCCGTAGCGTCGAGCCTGACCCCGGCTCGTGCAGCCGATGGCTTGGATCGTCTTGTCCCGGTAACCAAACCTGGACAGGAGGTCTGCATCGACAACCGTCTCCACGGTCTGCCGGTAGAAGTCATTTGGATCGTTCCAGATCACATGGACGACGGAGACAAGCTCGGATAGGCTCGACTGCTCGTATTGAAAAACGCCGTCCTGCACGTTGGCGTTGGTGAAGAGCTTTACGGGAGCCTGGGGCCGATCACAGGCGATGGAAAGAAGCCCGGCCTGGTAATGGACGAACCCGTGGCAGATGGCCGCAATGTTCTGAAGAACTTGAAGCGCCTCTTCCCGGCTCTGGATATAGACGTTGCAGGTGTATCTCGGCTCGTAGCCTCCCGACCCATCCGGGACCAGCTCATCGCAATATTTCGCCACCTGGTAGAGCGACCACTTGTCCACGTAGCTTGGATCAATGTACTCACCGAGCCCGTAGCGGTCGTTGGTGAGAAGATCGTAGAAGATCCACGCCGGGTTGTTGGTCCAGCCGAGCTTGAAAGTTCCGTCCCACTCGCCGGTATAGGTCCGAGCCACAGGGTCATAATTGCTCGGAATCTTCACATCGTTTTTCAGTTTGACGTGATAGGCCCTCTGAGGGATAGAGTCGAAATAGCTGGCATCAATCTCGACACCCACCAGAGCGCAATTGGGATAGGCGAGTTTTGCATCAATGATCTCGGTGTAGCTATACCAGTAGAGGTCATTTGCAAGATTTGCACTTCCGGAATCCGCCGTGATTCGACGCACGCGCACATCCCACGGACCGGGATCAGGAAGAGAGATCACATACGAGCCGAACCATTGGCTCATGGTCTTGTCGTTCAGGGTGACGGTCTTCGCTGTAACCCACCCGGCCCCGTTGTTGTTCACGTCAACGGAGAACTGAAGCGTGGTTTTCTTGATGTCGCCTGTCTTGGAGTCTTGCTGATAGAGGGCCGGGACGGAAACGGTCACGCGGAGCCGGTCAACGTTGGTGTCCGTGATGGACCGAACAATGGGTGTCGCCTGCTCCACCTGGGTGTTGACGATGACCTCGTTTTCGGCTCCGGGAAAACCGGGTATGTGGTTCTGGTCCTGAGAACCATTCACGGTGTGGATGGTCACACCCTCGAAGTTGTAGGAGCCATCCTCGTTTTGGATCGGAGTCTCATCCAGATAAATGGACTTGGCTCCGTTGACCAAGCCTTGGATTTCGCCCTCGCAAAGAAGATCAATTACGCGGGCAATCTGCTTCGATTGCAACGTGTTGGGCTCTTCGACAGGTGCACGTGTGGACGTTTTCTCGCTGCCCTTAGATCCGATAATGATGGATTTCACCTGTGTTCCCTCGCTAGAGCTGTTCGGTATGAATGCCGAAAGAAATCACCTGCGAGCCAACGATTAGCTCCCCGTACCCGACCGGAACGGCATTTCCCTCGGCCACGGTGTTGACCGGACCGTTGAAGGCATAGCTCGGCCGATCCTCGGGCCGTTCCGTGGTGGTGAGCTTTGGTGTCTGTACGGGAAAGAGAAGCTGGGTCAGCCCCCCGAGCATGGTGGAGACGCCCATGCCCATGAGGACACCACCAACCTTTGCAACCGTTGCGGCCGTAACTCCAAGTATTCCTGCAAACGCCCCGCCGACAGTAGCCGTCGTCATGGCATATCCGGCCCCGGTAAGAAGCGCGCCGCCGATGAGGGCCACCTCAATACCGCCGCCTTTCACGACGGGAACCACCCGGATGATCTTCCCAGGAGACTCAATGAGCCGGTCTTCGGAAATAACCTTTTTATCCGAAAAAATCCGGTAGTTCAGATCCTTGTGCTCAATGGCCCAAGGAAGAAAATCGGGATACATGGCCATGAGCGGACGGAAAACATCGCCCACCCGGTCCAGATCCCATCGGTGGACTTTTCCCCAGCGTTTTCCGATCTCGCCGTAAAATCTCACCTCTGTCAGCATAGATCCCTGTGCCTCACGATCTTCACGGTATGGTGCCGCCAGTAACCGCCGTAAACGTCACGGGATGAGAGCCGATTCACTGCATGGTGAAGGAATTGCCCGTCCCCCAGGTAAATCCCCGCATGGTTGATGACGGGGCTCGCCACCTGCATGAGAAGACAATCCCAAGGCTCCGGCTGCATGTCGGGCCGGTGCATCTCAACGAACCCTGCCTTCTCGAAGTTTTCCTCGTAGAGATTTTCTCCCTTCAGCCACCATTCCCAACGACGCTCGAAATCCGGCATCTCGATTCCGTGCTCCCGCTCGTGCCAATCCCGGATGAGCGTGTAGCAGTCGAGCACTCCGTGGCAGAACTGCCTCCCAACAAGCGGCGCCTCGTATCCCTCCGGCTCAATCACCCGGACAAGGCCGCTTGGAATCGCCATGATGACCCAGGGAAGGCCCGTGGCCTCACACATCACCCGGTCCGCGTCGCTCGGGGTCGCCGGGTGGTTGTAATGAGAGTGCGCAATGGCCACGATCTCCCCCATATCCTCAGCCTTGGCGTAGCACTCAGGGTCCAAAACGAAAAAGTCCTCCGGCGATTCGGCCAGGTTTCGGCACGGGACGAAGCGGTATCGTCCCTTGAAGACCACCACGACACCGCACCCTTCATCAGGGACCACGGAATCGAAATGGGCCTTCATGGCAGAAAGGAGTTTTTCGTCTTCGAGAAAGCTCATGGCCTCATCACCTGTAGATCTTCGCCACCGCGGGAAAGCCTCCGAAGGGGAGCGTGGCGTTGGAGCCGAACCGGAGCTTGCAGGAGGTGAGACGTTTCCCGCACCGGTCCTCAGCCGGATTGCTCGTAGGAGTATCGTCTTCCTTGGCCACCGGCCCTCCGGTGTAGCCACAATAGGGGCCTCGGTATTCCCACATGCAGGTTTTGACGACCACGCGCCTTGGAAGAAGCACTCCGCTCACATCCCAAACGCTCGAAAGTTCAAGTGTTACAAGCGACTTGGTTTCCGTCTGGACCCGGTTTACAAACCAGATCTCGTCCGGGAAATGGGTGTTGGGGTCGGCTTCGGGATTGCCCGCTGAAAAGTTCACGGCATCCAGGTAGCGCACGAAGGTCCGCTTGCGGATGACCTTGGCTCCCCGAAGTCCGTCCGTTTGGGAGATGATCCAGCTCATGAGGCCCATCACGTTGCTCACGGTAAGCGTCGGCCTGGGAAGGGAACCGTTTCCTCGCCACTCGAACCCGTCGGCCTCGATGGGCATGAACTCATAGGTTTCTCCCTGCCAGACCACGTTTTCCTTGAGTTCGTTCAGGCCGCTGTGCCACCGATAGGTGGTGGGGGTGGGATAATCCACCTCCAGGACGTAGCCCGTCCAAAGGGCACCAGGATTGAGGGATTGCACGTCCTTTGCGAGGCTCATCAGAACGCCTCCTCGAAGGTCACGCTCAGGCTCGAATCATTGGGGTAATCGTAGCTTCGGGACCAGGACGTACATCGGACCGTCACCGTCTCGCCCCACGGGGTGTCCCACGTGAAAGTGTCTCCCGTCTTGGACGCAAGAAACGCTGCAATGGCTCCAATGTCCGAATGACGCTTGACGAAGCGCATGGACCATTGTCTCGGAGTCGTGTTGATCCCATCGGCCGCCTGCTGGACGTAACCGTCCCCGAAACTGATTGCTTTGACCCTGGCTGTCGTCTTTTCCGTCACGCCGTAAGAGGGCGTCCATGTGAAATCAGCCATTCAGCATCCCTCCAGGCCGTTTCTGTTCGGCCAAAACGTTCAGGACGGCCGCCTTGATGGCGTTTCCGAGTCCCTTGGCGTCAGCGCCGCTCACCTCAGTCCTCGCTCCTGCGTTGGTGACATTGACGTTCACGGTGACGTTGTTCACCTGGCCTGTTCCACCCATCTTGGACTGCGGAACCACCAGCTCCGGTCCCCTTTCAGCCAAGGTGTAGGTCGTCCCCGTCCTGAGGCCGGTTCCGATGATGGGCTCCATGAGCCAACCGCCCTCGGCGAACTGCGCCGATGCCCGTGAACTGCCACCAGACAGCCCGCCTGCCAGTGATGCGATCTCTCCGACCAACCAGTTGGAGAGGGGTTTGGTCACGGTCGTATACATGGTGATTCGGATAATATCCTGGATGATGGAGCGGGCAAGATCGGAGAAGGACGCTTTCCCCGTAGTCACCATCTCCGTGAAGGTGTCGGTGAACTTATCCCCAAAGCCCTTTACGGCGTTTTCCAAAGTACGAAAGGTTTCCTCTCCGAGGCCTCCGAAATCCTTCATTTTGGAGCGGGCGTCCTCCAAAATTTCTTCCGCCCTCTTGCGGGCATCCGGCATCCCCTCCATCATCTTCTCACGGGAATCCTTCAAAAGGTCACGACCTTCCGCATAATGTGCCCCGTAAACCTTGGCAAAATCTTCCTCCGAGCGAAAAGCTCCGGCCTTTTTCAGCTCCAGGATACGTGCTTCCTGCATCCTGAATTTCTCAAGGGGAGTCATGGCCGCCTCAACAAGTTTTTCGGCCTCTTTGCGCAAGGCGTCATAATGCTGTCTCGCCGCCTCAAGCTCTTCTAGCCGAGCACGCCTGGTAATTTCCGAAACAGTCTTGTTGTATTTCGTAATGACGGCAACCCTTGCCTCTTCGTATTGCCGGCGGACTTCATGCATCGATGCAAGACCAGTGGAAGCCACAGCCTTTGCCTGCTCGTAGAAGTCCTTCAGCAGCTCTAACTCCTTATCACGCTCGATGGAGGCCTTGGCCTTCTCTCTCTCGTACCCTTCCAGGCCGATGAGCCGGATGTCTTCCTGAATGCCCCGGACGAAGCCCCTG